CAATCATTAATGGTTTGTCACACTTCTACATTTACTGTAAAGTTACTGGAAAAAGTGTAGATGATGTAATATCACAAAGGTTGCTGATAATGCTCGTCCAAGGTGACGATAATTTGATGCGCCATGATGGTGATGAAATTGATTGGCCTACTCACATGCGTGGATTAGGTTTTGATAGTGAAGCAATTTACCGTCGAGACTTGGACACTGCTGAGTTTTGTTCCAATCGGTTTTATAAATTGGCTAGAGGCTGGATTATGGGCCCAAAACCTGGAAAAGTTTTGGCCAAATTCGGTTATATAGTCAATAAGCCAAAAAATGTGTCAGCTGAATCAATGATGAGGGGTGTGGCTTTGGGTTTGCAAAAGAACTGCAATTTCATACCTCCTATTCGAACAGTCATTGATCGAGTTTTGGAAATAACTGAGGGTACAACAGCATATTTTCAACGTGGTTACCAAGATCATGTGGTTAAAGTTCGTGAGTTACACGAACCTACCATAGACGTCATGTCTCATTTAAATGAGCAGTATGACTGGGATTACCACAAACAAGCTGAGTTTGGAAATTGTGTCAAGAATTTACAATTGGGTGACTCATATAAACACTCATTTGCTGATTTGTTGTTCGACCGAGATACAGGTGGACCACAGCGCATTTTTTCAAATGTTTTACCACGTGCCAATATAGAAGGGTACGCTGGTTGAACCACAACACACTTAGGCTATGGCAGCTACTAAACCTAGTGTGGTTAGGCCTTATAAGTAAGTAGATAGGGGTCCCAAATGACCTTATAAAAGTGTCACTGCATGCGGTGTTATGTACTAGAGCATGTAAAATTTCAATTGCACCTCTTTAGGTTAACTGGCTAAATGTGTGAGACGGATAACAGATTGTGAATCAACCTTCTCTTGTAAAAAACATCAGTTAGTAATAAAATCAACCAAGTAATGGAGACCGTGGCCACAGTAAAAACCGGCGCGAAATGCAACGCGAAGAATAGCATGCTCGGAATCTTAGATTCCAGGATCCAAGATCCAAAAGTTCACATCCACAAGAAACCATTCACTTATCATAAGAGTTTGGATGATGTAGATGTTAGAACAGTAAGACAACTGTCAGATCTGTCTTTTTCTCCAACACATGGTCATGTTTTGGGCAAATATAATGATCGTTGTACTAAGTGTCCTTACTTCAGATTAAAACGGCAAATGTCTGTTTTAGAAGTTGAGGACACACGTACAAGCAGAACTTACTGCTTAAAGCGAGTGGTGGTGCCGACACCCATCACCCCAACAACTCAGAATACCAGCTTAAATCCAGCCGCATTTGATGCCGCATTAGCTGGCCTAGTTGAATTGGGTGCAGAATTGCATTTTGATACTTATACCACAATTGTTGCTGGAACCAAACCTGTTGTTCCAGTTCCAGCTTCACGTTTAGTTGGAATTGAACTGAACCCAGGGCCACCAAAAATTGCGGTTATCAAAATCAAGAAAGCAAAAAAAACAAAAAACAAGTCAAAGAATAAAGGGAAAGTGGTAGTACTTGAGAAGAAGATTGAAGGTCACGGTGATTATCGACCGTCTAATCAGCGAGCGTTTAGAACGCCTGGTTTGTCTGGCCGAGGTGATTATTTCACTCCTATTCTTAAAGGTGCAACAGCAGTTGCCAACACTATTGGATCCATTGGATCTCTTCTAGGCTTTGGTGATTATCGAAGTCGAGCTGAGTCTCTCAATGCCAAATATTCTGCTTCTGGTATGGATGACATAGTCAATCCACAGAGTATGAGTATGGGTACTATGAATGCACAGTTTGGTGGGAAACCACCACGAGTGCAACATAGAGAATTCATAGGTTTGGTTCAAGGCTCTGTTGCTTTTATGACCACTGCATATCGTATACAACCAGGTTTGGTTGGGACGAATGCTTTGTTCCCCTGGGGTAGTTCGGTTGCTAAATCATTTGAACAGTACATACTTCACAGTTGCATTTTGGAATATGTGTCCACGTCTACAGATTTTTCTGCAGCAACAGGCATAGGTTCCGTGATTATGTCTACTGTTTATGATGCTCAAGCTCCACTACTTACCAGCCAGGCTGAAGTTGATAATCATGAATTCACCACCACCAGAAAACCTTCTTTGAGTTTCATTCATCCTATTGAGTGTGCCACAGATAGTCAACCGGTCAGTGTGCGTTATGTTCAGACGTCAAATACAGTTTCAACTTCAACTGATCCAAATGACCGGCGTTTCGATGATGTGGGTATTTTCCAAATATCTACAGTAGGAATGCCTGTTGACAATGCTGCAATCGGTGAATTATGGTGTGTCTATGATATATCATTTTTGAAACCTGAGTTGCCCATTGTTGCTGAAGGCACATCTTTTGCTGCTGTTACTACAGTTGGAGATGTGTCCCCATCTGGGTCATTAATATTTGGCTCACCCAATTATCATCATTCCAATTCCATAGCAATTAATTTGAATTCAGCCAGTGATGGAACTAATACAATTACGTTCCCCACTGGGTATCCTGGTTATTTTTTGCTTAACATTTTAGGAACTGGTTTAGGTTGGGTGTCTTCTGCTCCTGTCATTGTTCCAGTTACTTTGAACACTGTCGGCTTTGGTAGCAATGTCTCCACAGTCGGCATGTTCAGCAATTTGGAAACTCAGAGCCCTGACACATATGCACAAGGTGATCGTTATACCGGTCGCGGTGTTGTTAGTGCTTTCGGTTCTCAGGACGGAATAGGAGCATCTCTCTGTATGATAGTGAAGGTGGATCCTGGAGCGGATACAGGCAATTGGCTCACAATTTCTACAGGCAACTTGTACACACCTCAACCTGGTGCAAGCTTGAATGTGTTTGTGACATATTGGGATGGTGATATTTCACCTTATCCTGGTTATCCAACAACCGGTTCCACTCCAGTTTCATTAGCCAATAAATATGCGTGTGTGCGCAACAGAAGCCAATTTACATCTGGTTCTTCTGTTGCTGTTTCCAGCTCAAGTCCGGCACTCCCGACTATAGCTGAAGAGGTTGCACAACCAGTTCCACAACGTGAAAAGTTAGTAGATAAATTTTTCGAGCTGCTTTCCAAAACCGTTGCTGAAATTGGGGACCCGACCCTTGGCGTGAATAAGAATCCCGCCAAAAATTCCAATTCATCATTGAAACAATTCGAGGAAAGTGATGATGATTCTGACAGCTACCTCGAAGCTGCTGCTGCTACGCTTTCTACCAATGCTCAGATTGGTGGTAAAGTTCGCGGCAAATCAACAGTTGTTAACCAGCAAACTAAGATTGCTAATTAACGCTGTTGATGTTCTGATGGCTATGGACTGCTAATCCATTAGAACTACTTACCTTATAAGTAAGCAGGGTGTTGCATTGCGCCAACTTTGCAGCGCCAAATTAAGGCATGGTAGGTACGCCAATTTCTTTTGGCCCTCCACGTGAATGAATTTGCGAG